CGTGCTGTCGGAGCGTGCCATCATCGCAGCCCAAGCTCCAACAAGAAGCACGCCGGTCGCGAGTTTGCGAGTGTCGAAGATCACAAGCCCCATCACCCACCGCCCTTCAGATTCGCCTGAAACTCGGTCCAGTTGCTTGATCGGAACAGCCCCGGCTCATACCACCGCACCACCGGGATCGACCGCTTCCAAAGCAGCTTTGCCAGCGCGTCGGTGTCGCGGATCCGCAGCTTGCGCGTGCTGTAGTCGTAGGGGCACACCAGCGCCCCGATCGGCATGGTCCGCTCGACCTGTCGCATGATCTTGATATCCATCTCGACGCCCGCCAGCACCTGTTTTCGGCTGCGTCCCCGCCAATGCGCCGTCGTCAAAAGGAACATCGGAAACACGCCGAATCGGCGATACTCCCGCAGCATCGTGCTCCACCGCTCTTGCGCATCAGGCCGCTCCCATCCGAAATGGGTGTAGACCGCGAACCGAGCGCCGGTCGCGTTCTGGATCCCCCTCGCCGTCGCCGCCACCGCCTGCGCGTACGCCAGCGAACCGGCATCGCGTGACTCGGCGTTGAGAAGCACAAACGGCGCGCCCTCCTTGCGGGCCTCCATCTCAGCCCGTGCGGTACTGATCTGCCCAGGATCAGCCGCGAGCATCGTCGCGGCACCCTTGCGGATCGCGGGCTTGCCGTTGATCTCAGCCATCGCCGACTCATTGAGCATCACGCCGGGGGTGTACCCCCAGGGCGGCTTGCGGTCGCGCGTCGTCGAAGCCGGGCAGTCAATGACGATCATTGGTCGCCTTTCCACTGGATCACAAACACGACGAGCGCGATCAGCCACGCAATCACACCGCTGATCGCCGCGCCCTCGACTCGGTTCATGCGTCGATCGCGGCGCAGCTGATCCTGCTTGAGTCGATCAACCTCGGTCGCGAGGCCGGGCAGCGCCGGATCGTGCAGCGTGCGGTCCAGCTTTTCCACCTGCGCGGCCAGCGTCGCCACCTCGCGCTGCAGCAGCCGGATATCCGCCGGCATCGACGACACCGAGGCCAGCGACTCGGCAACCGCGGCGAGAATGGCCGTGGTCTGCCTGAGCTGCTCCTGAATCTTGCTGCTGGCTTCCTCGCTCATCACGCTCACGCCCCCTTCGCGTCCGGGGCGATCAGCGCCACCGCATCTTTCTTGCCCTTGTTGTAGCTGGCGATCTTCTCGGCCCCGAGCAGCTCGGCGTACTTGGCCTTGAGCTTCTCCTGCTCCTCGGCCAGCTTCGCCTCGGCCTTCTTCTCGGCGGCCTTGTTGCCGGTGAACCGGCCCAGCCCGAGCGCCGCGAACGCCGCGAGGATCCCGCCGCCGGGCACGCTCGCCTCGAGGCCCGGGATCGCGATCGACCCGCCAAACTCGAGGATCGAATTGATCAGCTGCCGCTGCTGCTCGCCATCGGCCAGCGATTCGGCCAGCCGCCGCCCGCCGGTTTCCCAGTCCTCGGCCAGGCGGTGCCCCTCGTTGAGCGTCACCGTGGGCGGGGCGCTGAGCGCCTTCTGCACCTCGGTGGGCACCTTGATGCGGATGAAGTCGCCCGAGTCCATCCCGTTGCACGCGACCATCAGCCCGGCCAGCGCCACAAAGATCAGCGCCGTCACCGTCCAGCTCGAAAGTTTCATCTGGCTGCTCCCGTTCTTATGGTGGGACGGGCATCTTGCCCGTCCATGAAAACCCGGACGGGCAGGATGCCCGCCCCACCTTCGATCACAATTCCGCGTACAGCACATTGGCCGAGGCCGCCGTGCCGCGCTGCAGAAACACCTCGATTTTGTCGCAGCCGCGCGGATCGATCACCAGGTGCGCGGGAAGCACATCGGCGACGCCCTCGACCACCTCGGCCGCGTCGGTCCCCGCGCTGACCGCGATCGTGTCGGCGAGCATGTCGCCGTGCCGGTCGCCAAATGAACCGCAGCCCACGCCTCGACCGCCTCGCCGCTCGAATCAACCAACGACACGCGACGCCAGCCGAGAATCGTGAAATTGATCGTTTCGCCGTCGCCGTCGGTGCCCAGGAACATGAACTGCGAAAGATTCGCGCTCGCGTCCAGCACGCACCGATCCGAACCGTCCGCGGGCGCAGCCGCCAAAAGACTTCTCGCCGCGATCGCCGAGGTGTTCGTCAGGTTCGCCGCGGCCCCCAGCCGCCAGTCGCCCCGCTGCGTGGTCATCTTCACCGTGCTGGTCATGGATTTCCCCTTCGCCTGCGGCGATGCGCTGCTTCGCAGCAAAAACTGTCTGTCGCGCCGCGTCCTGCGGCGTTCTGCAAATAGCGGGCATGGGAGTCGAACCCACAACGGCAGGATTATGAGCCCCGCCAGCGTCCGCACGCGCCCGCGACACAAGAGGCGGCAGCGACTGCGCGACCAGCCGCCGCCGCCGGAGCAAGGCTCCGATTCAGTCGTCGGTGACGAAGTAGGTTTTGACCTCCACCCAGTTGTCGCTGTTGGGCGCGGCCGCCGCCGAAACCGTCAGCAGAATGTCGGTCACGGCGGGCATCTCGTACTGACGCCCGGCCGCCACCGCAAAGGTTTCGGTCGCCGTGGTCGAAGTGAGCACCGCCGCCGCGCGGAACCGGTCCACATCACCGGCGTCACCGATCGCGATCTGGGCCGAGCCCAGCGTCACGGTCGTGGACAATTCGCCCTTGAGGAACACCGCGCCCTTGGGCAGCCGCGCCACCCGGACCACATCGCCGACCTGCAGCGCGGTGCCGCCGTTGATCGTCGAGAGGTTGAACCGCTCAACAAAGCAGCGAACCACGCCCTTCTCGTACTTGGCGCTCTGCAGCTTGCTGGTCCCGTCTTGCTTCGCCACCGCCATGCGCGGAGCGTTGAAAGTAGCCATATCAGTTTCTCCATCGCGGCCTCGCCGCGTTCGAAGTCAAGTCTGGATCAAACCAACGGATGGGCTCCGAGCGATCAGGATTCGAGGCAGAGAATGTCCACCACGCCCTCGTCGTGTCGGCGCACCGCGCCCACATCGGTCTTGGCGTAGCCGTACCAGGGCTTGCCGGCCTTGTCGGGACGCTCCCACATATCGCCGATGATCGGCTGATCGGTGGTGAACACCGCCTTGATCGCCTTCTTGGTGTAGAGCAGACACTGCCGCTGATTGGAAACCGGCACCGCGAGCCCGGTGTAACGCACGAAGTTGATCCCCATGAACCGGCCGAGCTGGCCGGTCATCAGGGGCATCAGCCCGTTGTAGTCGGCGCTGCCGACCTTGGTTTCCTCGAGCAGATCGCCGACCTGCTGCTCGCCGAGCACGCAGTAGATCTCATCGGTATCGGGGTCGATCTCGGCGGCCGCGAGCAGCTCGAGCCCCTTGCGGAGCTTGCCGATATTCATGCCGCTGTTGGCGGGCGAGTCGCCCTTGTTCACCACATTGACCGCCACGCGTTTGGTGGAGGTGTCGAACGCGTCGTTGCTCGAGGTGCCGTCGGCGTTGCGCGTCAGCGCGGTGCCGACCGCCGCGGCCGCGATCGTGGCATCGATCTGCCGGGCGCAGTACGCCCGCATCGCTTCCATGTCCTCGCTGCCCGGCTCGCTGAGCATGCGCAGACTGTCGATCTTGTCGTAGATCTCGCCCACATCGTAGGTGGTGGGCGTCACACCGCGCCGCTGGCGCGTCTTGGGGTTGTTGGGCGCATCGGCGTACCGATCGGTGCGCTGCTGCCCGGTGGCGATGCCCACCCGGTTGTACCACGCGGTTTCGGCGGTCACGCCGAATTCAGAGCTCACCGTGGTCAGCAGCTTGCTGACCATCTGCTGCGGCTGGATATCCAGCAGCGCGTTGAACTGATCTACCCATTGCTTTTGAATCTCGGTGCTCATCGGAGCGCCTCCCAGCGGGCCGCACCCGGCGGCCCATCAAACGAGTCTGAGGGGGATTCGCTGGGCGGAGTCCGCTCACCCCGACGCGCCCGGAGGAGGTTGGGCGCATCGGGGTCCAAGCGGGGGCACTCGCCGATCCCGAACCGAAGCCCGGACCGACGCAGCACGATTGTTCAGCAGCATCCGGGCGGCCGTGGTGCTCCGAAGCCGCCGGGCCGGTCTGTCACGGCCAGCGGCCCCGCACGGGGAAGCCCGACGCTGCTGCGTCAAGCATGCCCACCGCGCCGGGCCGCATCAACCGATCCGGTTCAGATTGCCACTTCTCGCGTCAGATCAGCCCCACCCGAATCAGCCCGGCGGCCAGAACAGCCGCCACGCGGGCACACTCTCAGGCGGATGATCGCCCACGCGCTGCTTTCGCACGATCGGCGTCGCCCCGCCGGCCGTGTCCGTCGTGTCGTCACAGAACACCATCGCATCGACGAGCACCTCGCCCACGCCGCCCTGCCCGTCTGGGATCTCGTGAACCCGGATCACCTTCGCGGGCCGGGCCTCGAGCGTGAACCTGTGATCCACGCGGTTGTGCTCCATCGGGTGCGCGATCACGCGGCCCAGATTCGGATGCACCGCCAGAAGATCATCGCCCACCATCGGCCACCGGATTTCAACCGGCTCGCCATGACCATCAACCAGCGGCTTTTCCTGAGATTTGTCTTTCGCCTGCGTTGCCATACCCGCTCCTTTCACTGAGCGTTGATTGATCCCGGAACAGAACACCGATCAGCGGACCGTGACGCCCGCGGGCGACGCGATCGACCAGGCCCGATCCCACTGCGATTTGGCGGCCTTGTCGCCGGTCCGCAACTTCCGCATGAACTCGTGATCCGATTTCATCTGCTCGATCTGCTGCCTCGCCTCGATGGGCGCGGTGTTCAGCGCGTTGGCCCGCCCGGTTTCCAGCCCCGGATCGTCGCCGATCATGTCGGCGATCTTGATCCAGGCCCGCACCATCTCGGGGTGATCGCCGAGCCCGGTCTGGTTCATCGCCTGCGCGAGCGTGTCGCCGCCGATCTCGCGGATCGCCAGCTTGGCCCGCTCGAGCACCTTGGGCAGCTGCTCGCCGTAGTCTTTTTTCAGCGCCGCGATCGATTCGGCCTGAAACCGCTCACGCTGCTGCTGCTGGGCCTCGAGCCCACCGGCGGCTCGCCGCGCGTACTCGGCGATCATCGCCTCGCCCTGCGCCTTGCTGAGACCCTGCGCGTGCGCAAACTCGCGCAGCGAGCCCAGATCATCGTCGGGCAATTCGAAGTTTTCGGGAAGATCCGCCGGCTCGTACCCGGCCGGATCGTCGGGCCGCCCGATCGCCTTGTAGAAGGCGCTGCGCTCGCCATCGGTCGCGTGCCTGCCGGGCACCGTCACACCCTTCGCGCCCACCTTGGCCTTGGTTTCCACAAAGCCCTTGAGCAGATCCGGCAGCGAGCCGTACCGCTCGAGCACCTTGGCCGCCCGCAGATCTTCGGGCACCTCACCGAACTGCTCATCGGTCAGCTTCGCCCAGAACCCGGTCCGCTCACTCGCGGGAGGAATTGCCGCGGGTGTCGCCGGGGTCGGTGTCGTCGGTGTCGCCGGGGTCGGTGTCGTCGGTGTCGCCGGGGTCGGTGTCGTCGGTGTCATACCAGGCGTCGCCGGGGTAGTCGCCGGGGTCGTCTGGGCCGGGTCCGTGGCCGGATCGTTCATCGTGCTGCTCCTTTACCGTGTTGAGTGTGACCCGCGCCTCGCGGGGTGCGCTGGCCGACTCGCGGGCCACCGCCAAGAGATCAAGATCCGCCAGCCGCAGCAGCTCGAGCACCAGCGCCCGCTGCCCCTCGGCGTACGCGGTTTTCATGGGATCGTGCTCGCCAAGCTCGGCGCTCGAACTGAGCACGAACGAACGCACCAGATCGGCCAGCACCGCTCGGCCGTGTTCGTTCTCGTGCAGCACCGCGCGGTAACGCTGGCGCTCGGCCTCGCGAGCGCGGGCCAATTCCTCCCTCGGATCGGCGAACGGATCCTGTTCGATCACGCCCCGGCCCCCTGCACCAGACCAAGCCGCTCGGCGGCCTGCGCTCCGTCACGCATCGCCTGCCCGACCATCGGCATCTGCTCGACCGCCCGCTGCTCGGCGGCCTGCTGCTGGGCCTGCTGCCGCATCGCCGCCAGATCCTCGGGGTCACGCAGCGACCGCGCCGGCACGCCCAGATCCCGGGCCGACGCCCGCAGGATCTCGTCGGTGTCGATCGCCTGCACCGCCTGCGGATCGAACTGGGCCACCTGCGCCACCACGCCCGTGAGCCACCGCTGCACATCGGTGACGCGCCCGGCCTTGCGGCTCATCGCCAGCTGCCCCACATACACCGGGCGAAGCTCGCGGCCCCGCAATTCGGTCGGCACCGGCGAGGCCGCGCCCGTGCGGCGCATCGCGTCGTACACGCTGAGCACCACCGGGCTGAGCAGCTCGCTCTCGAGGCGCAGCATCATCGGGTTGAGCACCATCAGCGAACTCGACTGGCGGTAGGCCGCCTCGGTCGCCGTCATCCGGTCGATCATCGGCAGCTCGAGCAGATCGTTGTAGAACGCCCGCTTGATCTTGATCTCCAGCAGCTCCCGCTGGGCCTCGATCAGCTGCGGGTTGCCGCCGGTGTTCAGCGGCCTCGGCATGTTGTCCTTGCCCAGACCGCGCCGGAAATAAGTCACCCCGCCCGGCTGCGTGTTCATCTGGTTGTTGTGCACACCCTCATCGGGCGAGAGCATCGGCGGCTCGGCGACGGTCTGCGTCACCCGCAGCCCGGCCCGCGCCACCGCGTTGATCGTGCGGATCGCGCCCAGGTGCATGAACGCGGGGCTGCGCCCGTACACGCTGCCCGACACCTTGCCGATCCGGGGCACCGCGAACGGGAAGTACCGAAATCCGCCCACGCGCAGCGTCGCTTTCGACGCCACCTCGAAGTACACGCTGGCAAAGGCCAGCTCCGTCCGCTTGATCGAACCCGGCCGCCGCTGCGCCGCGCTGCGCGGCTCGACCATATGCCGGATCCGCACCCGGTGATCGGCGCGGTTCTGCTCGACCAACCTCGCCGCGCTCGTCGCCGCACCGCCGAACATCTCGACCACCCGCCACGCGGGCAGCGACCACTCGCGGTACAGCGTATCGACCTCGCCCTCGTCGTTCTCATCGATCCAGCACTGCGCCAGCGGCAGCGCCTTGGGCCGCATGGTGCCGCCGGGGTTCATCGCCAGGAACATCGGCGCGGTGCCGAAGTCCCCAAGCTCATCGTACACCTCATCGAGCGTGGTATACGCGTTGATCCTCGGGCTCTGCATCACGCTGAGCACGCGGTCACGCTCGCCCTGCAGCCACGCGTGCGCGTTGGGCCGGGCCGCCAGATCGGGATCGTCGAGCCCGAACGAGAACCAGTGCTGCGCCGGGTTGGTCACCAGGTAGCCCAGCGCCGCCGCGAAGCGGTTGCTCGAGTCCACCGCCGTGGTGTCAAACAGCCGGGTGAACCGCGCCGCGCGATGCCGCGAGCTTGCCCCCCCACCCGCGCCCTGCGCGTCCTCGTGCTCGTCCCACGATTTGCCGGGCGCGGTGAAGTCGGCGATCTCTCGCCAGTCGGATTCATGGCGCTGCCGCTCGGCTTTCAATTCGCCGAACCGGCGATCCATCGCCCGGAACATCGCATCATCGAACGGCTGCATCGCTCAGCTCCCCAGAAGTGATTTGGTGCCCAGCGGCGCGAGCCCGCCCTCGCCCGCGAGGCCGCCCGGCTCCGTCAGGATCGTGCTCGAGCGGCCACGGGCCAAAGACGACCGCATCCGGGCCTCGGCTTCGCGGCGGCGCACCTCGGCGATGTTGTCGGTCGGCGGCGGCGCGACATCGGGCGCACCGCGGAACAGTGTGGCGAGTCCGCTCATCGGTAAAACTCCTGCACATTCATCGAGCACGCTTCACGCGAAAGCTCGTCAAACCCGGAACCGACGGCCAGCATCGGCCGCGGCAGCGTGGTTTCGGCCCGCGTCATCGCGTACCGCACCATCATCATCGCGTACCGGCACGCGCTGATCACATCGTCGCACACCGGGTTGATCCGCCCGTTCTTGCGGTGCCACATGCGGCCCTCATCGATCAGCAGCCGAAGCGCCGGCCCGCGCACGATCCGCAGCCGGTCGGTCTGGGCCCGCTCGATGAAGTCCACCACCCACGGCTCGATATCCTGCCGCCCCTGCTTCTCGTCGGAATAGCACGCCGAGAGGTACAGCATGTTCACGCCGTGCTCGCGGTACTGCTCGCACAGCGTGCGACCGCTCGATTTCTCGTGCTGCAGACCGTCGTGCGGCCAGGCCACGGGGATCCACCGCCCGCGCTCGTTGATCAGCCGCGCGTGATCCTTGCCCGTCAGCCCGCGCTCGCGGTACGCATCGAAGATCCAGATCCGATCCTGATCGGCCTCGTAGGCGATCCACACGCCCGCCGCCGGGTGACCAAAGCCGAAGTCGATCCCCGCGATCTGCCGCCAGTGCGCCGGGATGCCGCCGGGCGGGAGATCCGCCGCCAGCGATTCCCAGTCCAGCGCGAGGATCAGCCCCTCGCCCATCACGGGCGTGCCCTTGGTGCGGGCCTCGACCTGGTGCGGCGGCAGACCGCGCAGCGCCTCGGCCTTGATCTCGGGCGTGAGGTGCGGCGCATCGTCCCAGCAGACCACCTGACAGTACACGCCCGGCCCGCCGTCCAGGTAGTGCCGCACGCGCGTGGTCATGCCCTTGAGCGGCGTGAAGGTTTCGACCATCTGCCCGCCGGTCGTGATCGTGCGCATCTTGCACTCGGCGGCCACATCATCGGGCGGCTGCTCGTCCAGGCGGATCAGGTGCTTGGCGGTGCCCTGAAACTTGGCGGCCTTCTGCTCGTAACTCTTGAACGCGAGATTGCTCCACCGCCCCGTCGGCTTGTGCAGCACGCGGATCGAATCGATCACGCCGCCCACGCCGCACTGCCGCGTGCGGATCGAATCGAAATCGATGCACTCGCGCGGGATCCACCCGGTGCCCATCAGCTCGCGGTCGGTCGTGTGCCCGAGCAGGTTGATCTGGTTGATATCGCGGCTGGACTCGTTGGATTCCGACGCGCACCAGCAGTCGATCGGCTCGGTCAGTTTCCTGATCTTGAGCGCATCCCACCACGGCGGATAGATCCCCGTCAGGTGCATCGCCAGCTCGGCGTCGGCGGTGCGGCTCTTGCCCACCCGGTTGGCCGCGATCATCGCCCGCTCGCGAGCGGTCCCGTGCGAGCGGTGAAAATCCAGTTGCCACCCGTACGGGCCGCCCATCCCGGGCTTCTCATCTTTGGTGAACCAGTATTCGGCCCGCAGACGGTTGTACCCGCGAGCCGTCCGCAGCCGGTTCATCAGGGATGCGAACTCGCGCAGCGACTTCTCGCTGACCCCCGCAGGGACAGCATCGCCAGCAGAACCGGCAACAGCAGCGGCAGCGTTCACTCCCACACGCTACCGACGCCCGCGGGCCGATCCGGCCCACCCCCCGCCGATTGCCACACCCTGCGTCAATACCGAAACTCACCCGAACAGAACGGATCCCCGGGACTCCCGGGAACGCTGCCGCCGCCCCACCCCCCAAGCCACCGCACACCACCCGACCAAAGCACAACGGACCCCACCCGGAACCCGAACAGGCCCGACCACCCCTCAATATTCCTACCTTGGAAGCCCGGAATACATCTGTTCGGTTTCTGCTCCCCGTACCGCCGCGTTTATTCGCATAATGTTCGGTGAATCGGGCGGTATCCTCGGGACTCCTGCAGGGTTTGGCCGTCCGCGAAAAACAACGCGAGCCGCGCCGCCGCGGGCGGCCAGCGGCGAGCGGCCACCGAGCAGCCGGATCCGGCCCGGCGCAGCCGCCCGACTCAAAAACGAGCCGGAACCATGAGCGCCAGGTGACTGACCAAAACGCATCGCCGATCTCGAGAAACCGACCCCCAAAACCCCCCGAAAAACCACCCCCCCGAGCCCGATCACACACACCCGCACACACACCCAAGAATCCACCACGATTTTCGCCCATACCTACGGGATATTTCCGCTGGTAGTGTCAGTTTGGGAATCTGAACCGCCTGCCGCCCACCCGCTCGAGGCCTGCTGGCCGGATCCGCCCAGCGTCCGGGCGTTTCCTCCCGAGTTGCGGACAAAACCTCAGCGATCCGCCCATCTGGTTTTCGGCGTGCAGGTTGCCATTTTCCGACCGTGACCGCCACCAACCGCCACGCGTTTACGCACACTTTCACACACACCCGGCCGGATCCTCGGGAGAATCGCCTAGAATCCGGTTTTGAGACTTCTCTCTCTCTCAGTCTGTGATTTTTCGAGCCCGGAATCCTTGCAGGAGTCCCGAGGATCGCTGCCTGACTTGGATTTCGGCCCACCCGAGGGCGTTTCGGCGTGGATATGCCGAGATACCGGCAAAATGTTGCGCTTTGTTGTGTTTCCCAGGATGCCGAGGCCCGGGCCGATCGATCCTGCAGGGTGAGCCCATGAAAAAACCCGCGAGGGTCGCGGGTGTCGTGGTGCTCAGGTTGTCGATCGGTGCTGCTCGCCTACCCTGCGGCCTCGTCGCTGGCCTTCGGGCTGGCCAGTCGCATCGCCGCGAGGCCTGCGGCGTCGTCGGCTTGGCTGAGGTGCGTGTAGTGCCTGAGCGTGGTTTCAATGCTCGCGTGTCGCATGATCCGCTGCGTGACGGCTGGCGCCACGCCTGCCCGGGCCAGTTTGGTGGCCAGTGTCGATCGCAGTGAGTGAAGATCCACCCGGCGGCCCTGCTCGTCGGTCTGCATGAAGCACGATTCCCGCCGGGCCTTGGCCTCGATCGGGTTGGCTGCCGCATCGATCCAGGCATCTCGGGCCCGCTGAAAATCCTTGCGGCGGGTCTTGTCGGTCACCTCGGCCGGGCACACCCTCGAGGCGGCGAGCGTCTGCGGGTGAACCATGGCCGGGCGTGCCCGCTCGAGGATCCCGGCGAGCTCGTCGTGCACCGGGAGCGTATCCGTACGGGTCTTGGCCTTGCCGTCCCGGATGATCAGCGTTTTTCCGATCTGGTCGATATCTGCCCAGGTGATCCGCTGCAGTTCGGATCGACGAAGCCCGGCGAACAGCGCGAGCCCGTACCACGCTTCCCGGGTGCTGCGTTCGGGCCTCCGCTCGCTGTTCAGCCGTGCATCTGCGGCGCGGGCAACCTCGAGCAGATATCGCGCTTCGTCGTCCGTCAGCGGTCGCCGACGATACCGGCGGTGCTTTGCTCCGCGATCGTCGAGCGGATCGACGATTTCCAGCGGGTTGGCCACGATCCGGCCTTCCCGCTGCATCCAGTTGCCCAGCGCGATCGCCTCCTTGCGGGCGTGGTTTGCTTCGCTGTGGCTGCGCCCGTCGATCTCAACGCGCCTTCGCATATGCCTGCGCAGCGCGTCGGGCGTGATCTCGGCCCAGGTGTTGAGCCGTTCGGCCTCGGCGATCCGCTCGAGTTGGCGGCGTTTTTCGGCGAGTGTTCGCGCGGTGATGTATGGCCTGCGGGCCTCGAGATATTCATCGATCAGCTCTCCGATCGGTGTGGCGGCGGTTTCGGCCTTGCTGATCTCGGCCCGCGTGCTGATCCCCTGCCTGATCCGCCAGACTTCGGCCTCGATCTGCGCCAGCAGGTGCGCCGCGGCGGCTTTGTCGGCTGTTTTCGCCGATCTCCGCTGGGTTTTATCGTTTTCGTCGAGCCATTGCATTTGCCAAATGCTGCTTTTATTGCGTTTGTACACCGAGCCCATGTTATTTCCCCTCGCTCTGGGCGATTTGCCGCCCGATCGCCACCAGCTCGAGGCCCAGGGCTTCGGCGAGCGCGTCGAATGTGTCCGATCGGATCTGGCTGTGACCGTTCATGAACCGCGATAGGTTCGCGGGTGTTGATCCGGTTTCCTCGGCGAGTTGCCCGAGGGATTTGGGTCCGTAGATCATCGCGGCCCGAAGGCGGCCCGATGGCGTGGCGGGTGTCGGTCGTGCGTTCATGGGATGGGCTCCTGTCTGCGGCTTCGCCGCGGGTGTGGCTGAATATCGTTTTCAATATACCTTTGATCGACACTATCGACAAACTTTTTTTCTTTTTCTGTTTGCTTCTGTTATCGTTGCCGATATGGTATACATAAGTGCGAGCCGTTCGCACCGATCACACCCGGCCGGAACACCCGGCCCAGATTGGAGCCCATCCGATGACCACCACCACCACCACCACCACNNNACCCAAAATCATCACGAAGCTTTACGCCGAGTTTCGCGGTCGCCGCGATCACTGCGGCATGGCCGATGTGCGCGATTCGGAGATTGCCAAGATCCTCAAGGCGCGGCTGGGCGTGCTGTTCCCGGGCACCGTGTTCAGCGTCTCCAAGCGGCCCGGCGGCTCGTGTCTGTCTGTTTGCTGGAATGATGGCCCACCACGCTGTGCTGTGGAATCCATCGCCAGCGGCTACAGTTTCGGCGGCTTCGATGGGATGATCGATATGGCCTACTCGAAAAAACGCTGGATGCTGCCCGATGGGCGTATGTACCTCGCCAGCAGCGAAGGCACGACAGGCAGCCGCGGCAGTGTTCCATCGCAGGCGACCGACTGCCCCGCACCCGGCGCGATTCTTCTTCGTTTCGGTCCTGATTATGTGTTCTGCAGCCGCACCGAGTCGGACGAGCTGCGCGAGCGGTGGACGCGCAAGGCCTGCGAGTTCTGGGGCGTTGAGTTTGACCCCGCACGCCCGGCTTGGAATCAGCGGCCGGATCATTCCAACATCGAGGCCCACGATATCAACCGCAAGGCCCGCCAGCTCGAGGCGCAGGCATGGCACGCCGAGCACGCGAGCGATGCTGGCAACCCCACCGGCTGGGACACGATCGAGGCCTGACCAAGCATCGCCGACGCGATCGCCCATCGCATCGGCTACCATGCAACCCGCTGGATGGGCTCCAGCACACCGGCCCGGCTCGCTCACGCGTCCGGGCCGGTTTCCGTTTCCGTCTCCGCATCCTCGAGGCCCAGCACCTCCTGCAGATCCGGGTGCTGCGAGGCGAGCAGCGTCAGCAGTTTCGGCTCCTCGGTGATCATGTCGCTGATCTGTTTCATCACCGACTGCAGCTCGGGCTGCTTCTCGACCGTCACCGAAACATCGGTGCGCAGTGCGCCGATCGCCTGCCCGATCAGCTTCTCGAAGTTCGCCGCCACGCCCAGATTGTCGCTTGCCTCGGCCTTCTCGCTGAGCCGACGCTGCCGCAGCAGCCAGCTCTCGGCGGTGATCCCCGCATCCTCGATCGCGTGCCGGTTGAGTTCCTCGAGGCGCTCGACGATATACGGCTTGCGCAGCAGAACGCTTGCGGTGTGCCGATCGTCGCGACCGTAGGCGAGTTTGTAGGCCTTGCTGGCGTTGCCGGTCGCGCAGCCGCTGTAACAATACGCCTGACAGAACGCTTCCTGATTTGATTTCAGCCGAATCAGGTTCGGGCCGTAGCCCTTCTTGGGCACCGCGATCGTCCGGTTGGCCCTGTTGTGCGGGTCGTACCACGGCTCGCCGTCCACCGAAACCAGCGGCAGCTGCTCGGTCAGCTCGTCGTGCTCGATCACCTCACCGCTGACGACTTGGGTTTTCTCGTGCATCGTCCAGCCCTTCCGATATCCTTCGCCTCCGATCCGCGACGCGTTCGGCACCCGCATCGGCGAGCAGTTGCAGGTAGCCCGCGCCAAGCTCGCCGCTCCCACCAGGCAGCGGCCCGTTGATCAGCCGGTCCAGCTCGCTGCGCGTGCGGATGACCCGCTGCTCCCGAACATCGTACCACCACACCGACGCCCAATCGTGGATTTCGTGCGGATCCTGATCGGGAAAGTATCCGGCCCGGTCGCTGATGTTGGGCTGCGCGAGCAGCCGGATCTGCGAGGCCAGCGCCTCGTCGCGCTCGATGATCGCCTCGAGCATGCCAGCCCGCAGCCGATCCTGCTCGTCGAGCGCCAGCCCGAGGCGACGCTCAAACCTCGCCACCATGACCGCGACCAGAACCGCCCAGAACACGAAGCACCCAACCAGCCAGGATCGATTCATGCCCAACCTCCCGAAGCGCAAACCACGCGCCCATTGATCCAGCGTACCTCGCGAGGCGATGCTCACACTGAAAAAAATGCAACGCGGCCCAAAATGCAGCGAACCATGCGTCATCAAAAACCGACATAGAGCCCATAAATACGGGCGCGGCTCTGCAGCCAGCCCAAAATTTTCGGACTCGTCCGCGATTTTTCACTTGACGCGAAGCGCCACGCCGATCTATTTTCGTGACGCGTCACTCGCAAACGCCGCCCGCCGTGCTACCAACACGACGGGCAGCCGGGCTCGGAGGTGTACTCCGACCTGTGCGAGCGGTCGCAGGACGGATTAGGCCCAGCTGCAACCTGCTCGATTGAGAAACTACCCCACAAGATCACGCGTTTCAACGACCCACACCCCCGCGGGGTGCGGATTCGCTGTTTATTTGCGCGATCAGGGGAGCCCCTGCCTCGGGCGTGCCAACCTTGGACGGCACGGTTTCCCATTCCGCTCGCCCCACGCGAGTGACGCAAGCCCGCAACGGGTGAGCACCTGAGCAGTTCCCCACGGGCCACCGGCCCGTCGCGGAACGGGCGGATTTGACACCCGCCCAGCACACGGACGACCGACCTGCAACCGACCGACGCCGCATCAGCCGGGCCACCGCCCGGCGGGTGCTTTGTCTGTCAATCCCCCAGGGCTCCCAGCCCACCCACGACAACCCGCAGGAGGCAAATGATGCCCAATACGCCCAGCCCCACACCCCGACGCGTCGGCACCGGCCGCCTCGCGCTCACGCGCAGGCCCGGCGAGTCGATCCTGATCGGCCCGCCCGAGCGTCCCATCGCCACCGTGCAGATCGCCGACATCATGGGCGGCCGGGTGCTGCTGCGTATCACCGCCGACCTGCAGCACTCGATCACCCGCGCCGGCGGCCCCGGCGAGGAGGTGTCCCCGTGAGCACCCTCAAACGCCGCTGGCATGTCGTCGAACCGCCGATCATGAACACGCGATCGGGCGAGCGATACCTCGGCGAGGTGCTGCTCTGCTGCGGGGAGCACACCGTGCTCAAGTGCTTCGCCCGCAACGCCGAACCGATCAAGCTGTTCCGCTATCTGGCCCGAATCCACAACGAGCGCGTCGCGGTGCAGGCCGAACTCGAGCACACGCCCGCTCCGCTCGAGCCCGACGAGGTGATCGATCGCATCGCCGAACTCACCGGCCTCGAGGCGATCGAACTGGTCAGCGCCGCCCGGTCCGCGCAGATCTCGGCGGCCCGCGACGCGACCTGTATCGCCCTGAACCGCCGCATCGGCATGAGCCAGCACGCGATCGCCGAACTGTTTCAGCAGGTGATGCGCCGCGACGCCGAGCCAGGCCGCGAGCAGGAAACGCTCACCCGCACCGGCGTGCAGCGATCGATCGAGCGCGGCACGCTGCGGCTCGACGATGACCCGCTGTTCCGCCAGCTCGTGGAGATCGCCGAATCGTTCTGCGATCGCTGCCCGGTCCCGACTGGCAAAGGGGGTGCGCGATGAACGATCGTCAGACGCTCCCCGAAGTCGCTCGATCGCTGGCGATCATCGCGATCGCGATCGCGTTTCTCTGGCTGCTTTGCTGGCTGACGATCGGCGGTGCTCCATGACGCCCACCCCCGCACCAGCCAGCCGCAAGCCCTCACTTTCGCGCGATCGGGCCATGTCCCACGCCACGGCCGCCCAGAACACGCTCGAGCACCTCGCCTCGAAGTGGTGCATCGCCGGATCGCTGCGGCGCGGCCGCGCCAGCGTCCACGATATCGAGCATGTCGTGATCCCGAACTATGGCGTGCAATCCGTGCCCGGCTCGCTGTTCCCGCGCGAGGTGAATCTGCTCTGGCACCAGCTCGAGCAGCGCGTCGCCGAGCAGACCGCGCGCCCGCACAATTACGGCAACGACGACGCGAACCCATCGCACCGGCTCGGCGAGAAATATCGCGGCTACGATCTCCTGTTCCGCGGCGAGTGGGCGCACCACGAATTTTTCATTGCCGAGCCCTCGACCTACGGCGCGATCCTCGTGATCCGCACCGGCCCGTCGCTGTTCTCCGAACTCGTGATGCGCTCGTTCAATTCCCGCGGCGAGTACCGCCAGATCAATGGCGAACTGATCGACCGCGTGACCATGCAGCGCGTGCCGGTCTACACCGAGCAGCAGTACCTCACGCTGGCCGGGCTCGCGTGGGTGGAGCCGCACGACCGCGATCAATACGCGAGGTGCCACGCATGACCACCCCCGCCAAGCGTCCCGACGCGATGCACCGATTCGGCCTCGGCCCGAGGCCCGCACCGCGCGAGCCGAAGCCGACGCCCAAACTCGACCCCGATCAGCCGATGCTCAGCACGATCCCCGAGGCCGCCAGGCAGCTGGGGCTCAGCACCCGCACCCTCGAGCGGATGATCGCCGAGGGAAAGATCGACACCGTGAAAGTCGGGCGATCGAGGCGCATCCGAACCCGCGACCTGATCGCCATCGTTGAGCACGGCCTCGCCTGATCAACCACCACCAGCCACCCCCAAGCCGCGGCCAACGCCGCAGGAGTCACGCATGCACCGACTGTTCACCCTCAAGACCCTCGCCACGATGGACGGCGGCCGCAACGGCCACCGCTTCAACCAGGCGATAGAGCAGATCATCCGCGATGTCACCGACCGGCCCGGCGACACCAGCGCCCGCACGCTCACGATGAAAATCACCGTCAAACCGGCGGCCGGTCAGGAGGGGATCTGCAACGAGGTACACACCACATGCGATTTCAAGGTGGCGATCCCGCCCGCGAAATCCAAGGTGTACTCGATGGGCACCCACGCGAGCGGCAAGGCGATCGTGAACGACGCCTCGCTCGACGATATCCGCCAGCTCACGATCGACGACGCCCGCGTGGACACCGCCACGGGCGAAGTGATCGACGACACCGAATAACCAGCCCGCCATATCTCTGGCCAACCAACCCGCACCGAAAGGAACACGCACCATGAACGACACGCCGAAGCAGATCGAAACCATCGACCTGAACCACCCCATTTTCAAAGACGCCTGCGCCCTGATCCGCGAAACCGCGCGGCCCCATTACCTCAAGAACCCGGTCCACGGCTGGACGAACCTGATCGACGGGCAAGGCCGCATCGTCGCGAACTTCCGCCCGCCCGTGCGCTTTGCCGCATCGAGCATCGAGGGCTTCTGCAGCGCGTTCAAGGGATGGGCCGATCGTGATCCGCAGAACGCCACCGCCACCGTCGCGATCGGGGAAACCGCGATCCTCGCCCGGTTTATCGCGGACGATGACACCACCATCGCCGAGGTTACACTGCCCAAGACGAACTCGGCCTGCCTGAAATGGCTGCGCCATCGCTCGCCCGGCGAAGGCCTGATCTACCAGGATCAGAAGGATCTGATCCGCCAGCTGCGCACGATCTTCCCCGATCGCCACAACAAGCAATTCGCCACCGATCTCTCGAATCTGAAATTCAAATCCGACGGCGAGGTGAATTCGAATGTCACCCACGGCCGCGAATCGACAAGCCGCAGCGTCGAGCAGAAGGTGGCGGGCAACGCGGGGGATCTGCCCAGCGAGATCACGCTGAGCACCACCGTGAACGATCTCATGCCATCGCTCGATCCGGCATGGTCGCACCCGGTCGAGTGCGTCCTGCATATCAGCATGGAGGAAGCCAAATTCGCGGTGATCCCCAAGGCGGGCCAGATCGAAGCGGCCATCGGTGCCGCCAACACACTGATCGCCCAGCAGATCGAGGATTCGCTTTTCGAGTACCTGCCAAAGGACATGCTCAACCTGCGCGTGCTCCGCGACTGCGCGTTCACCTGATCACTTTCTCTCTCTCTCTCTCTCCCCCTCCCGCCCGGCCAGCGCCGGGCGGGCGGCATCCATCATGCCCGACCGAACAGCCCAGACCAACCCGGGATTGTCGCTGCCCGACGATCTCGTACTGGCGCTCAACCTCTCGAGGACCGACCGCGCCGTGCTGAACACGATCGCCGCCCACCGCTGGACTTTCACCGACGATGCCCAGGCGTGGCAAGGCGCACTGCAGGTGATTGGCGCTGAGCACCCGGGCCCAACCGTCTCCATGACCGATATCCAGCTGCTCGCCGCGTGCGTTCATTCAGAGCGAGCACGCCGCACGCTTTGCAAGCTCGATCAGCAGGGGGGCGTCGCCGCTGGGCTCCTGTTTTACGCTTCGCTCCCGGCCCAGCTGGCCGAATCCCTGTGCGGCATCTCGCGGCTCAATCTGTTTTCCGCCGAGTCGATCCCCCGGGCGAGGGGCTGGCTCGCCGTCGGGCTTGCTGCCCGGGTCGATGATCCCATCGAGGTGATCCGGGCCGCCGCGCAGCCCGCGATCGCCGACGCCACCGAGGCGATGCGATCGCTGCTGCACTCCTTCGGCGGTGACCTGCGCGACCTGCACACCACCCTCGATGATCTGCATGTGCTCGCTGCGTGCCTGCGCTCACCCAAAGCCCGGCGCACGATGCACAAGCTGCAACTGCACGCCGCGATCCCCGCCAGTCGTGGTGAAAGGGCGCCACACGCGATCGGGCGGTGACGCTTCTCAGGATGCTTGCGATCTTCCACCCGGTCGCGGATGTCGTTGATCAGGTAGACTGAGCTGGACACCATGCAGAAGAGTACGAACGCGAACACGGTGATGATGACCGCCGACGTGTCACCCATCCTGTGTGCGAAAATGAGCGCGGCAAAGACAAGCAGATTCTTGGTGTATTGCCACGGCCGCATGCAGCGGAACAGCGCTGCAACTGTGCTCATCACGGCACCCCTTCATCGGCATCATAGCTGACCGTGACCCCGGCAGGAAGCATGGGTTCGAACTGTTGGAGGTTGAACCTGAGTACATCGGCGGCCTCAGGTTCAACCGCGTAGAAATGAACGGTATCGTCGTAGAGTACCACTCGTTCATCGACCTGCCACGAAGCAACGTGGATCCAAGCGTCAGGGGTGAAATCCCACTCATAGAGAACAGCAACCGATGCACCTCGTTCGGTAGCTAGTTCAGCGACAAACTCTGGCGTGCGGCCCTCGCCCCGCATCGCATCAGTGACCTCGATAGTGGCCAGCCCCGAAAGGTCTATGAGTGGGGCAGACGATA